TGTTCAATGGAGATGCCGCCGTAATGGTATGGCAGGAGACTGTAAATCTTCCGGCTTGCGCCACAATAGGTTCGATTCCTATCATCTCCACCAAAGTTATTCCCCGGTGGCGCAACTGGCAGACGCACCTCTCTTAAAAGGAGATTGTTATGAGTTCGAATCTCATCCGGGGCACCAAATAACCTTAAAAGTTGTAGGGTTATTGTTGACAAACAATTGATAGTTTGTTACAATACATACATGTTAAAAAATTAACAATCATTGTAGAGTGTTATTAGGGTATCGTTGATAGACGTATCGACTATNCGGGCCTAACTGTGCGAGGAACAGGTCCTGANATAACTGCTATTCGCTTGTCNNTGCTAATTACATGTTGACAAATCGGCAAGATAGCACTCTACAATGATTATATGCACCGTTAGTATAGTTGGCCTAATACGCTACCCTGTCACGGTAGAGATCATCGATTCAAATTCGATACGGTGCGCCAAGTTTTGGTGCTTAATCTAAAAATGCATAAAGAAAGATTAAGTTAAATGACAACTCAAAAGTGGGAACAGCCAAATTAATTTTTGCACGGTTTATCTAGCGGCCTAGGACACAAAAATCAATACAAAGTATAAATACTTGTAAGGAGTGTTAATAACATGGGCGGATATAGACAAGGTTCAGGTAGAAGTAAATCTGGATATTATAAGGGTATTTATTGCGGTTCAACATACGAATTATGCTGGGTCATATACAGCCTTGACAATAATGTTAAATTTACTAGATTTCCTGGTAAATTAGAAGCAGATGATATTAAATATTATCCTGATTTTTTGTTAAACGATGGTAAAACCATCATTGAGACAAAAGGTTATGAAGCGCAAGAATCTGTAGACAAAAAAACAAAAGTGGCTGAAACACTTGGTTATGTTGTTCAAGTTTTGCGTAAAAAAGATTTGCAGAAAGAATTTGATTGGGTTAAACAAAATTACCAATACAAAAATATATTTGAGTTATATGATGGTTATAAACCTAAATATAATTTAGTATGCACAGAGTGTGCAAATATATTCGGTAGAAATAATAACCCTAAAACAAAAACTGTATTTTGCAATAGGGTTTGCGCTGGTAAATTCAGAAAAAAAAATAATAACTTAAATTTGTTTGATAAAGAAACAGCAAACTATAAAAGAGAATTTACTAAACAAGTTGCGTTAGAGATTTATAATAGGAATGATAAATCACTACAAAAACTTGCTGATGAATATAAAACTACTAAAAATGTAATTTGGTTCATAAAAACTAAACGAACATATAAGTGGATACATGACTGAGCACCTATCTTCTAACGGTTAGGAATCCGGGTTTTCATCCCGGCAATCGGGGTTCGATTCCCCGTGGGTGTACCAAAATATGGAGAGTGAGTAGCATTGGCGACCGCACCGGGCTGTAAACCCGGCACCTTACGGTATACGGGGTTCGAATCCGGTACCGAGTACCATATTGTTGGGGATTCGCCAAGTTGGTCAAGGCACTGGATTTTGATTCCAGCATTCCAAGGTTCGAATCCTTGATCCCTTACCAAGTTTATCGCAGAGTAGAGAAGTAGTATCTCGTTAGGCTCATAACCTGAAGGTCGGTGGTGCGATTCCACCCTCTGCAACCAAACCCGCTGGGGTAACGCCCGGCTAGTATGACCCGTACGAAGGAGAAGTGAGTTCGTGACTCAAGGGTGGTAGTCTTCTTACCGAAAGGCCGCTAGCAATGCGATAACGGTCCCTGTCGGGGAGCGGGTGGAGGGTGTAGAAGTATTCCCCTTGAAAGAGGACATGTTTACTGATACACTATAATTACCGCCGGGGGATGCAGAGCATTTTATGGTGCTTATAGTGTAGCGGCAACACTAGGGATTGTGGTTCCCTCATCACCAGTTCGAACCTGGTTAGGCACCCCATGATCAACATCCGACCATATGGGATCTAATTTAAAATCTCTATGTATACCCCAATATTCATGTTGAACATACGGTGTATCACCAAATGCTTTTAATAAAATCTGATAGGCGTGGTCGTCGTCAAATTGATCCATACAGTATTTAACAATTCATACTCAGTCCAGTTGACAAGTAAATACTATTAATGTACAATATACAAATCGCGGGGTTCGTATAGTGGTAATACCTGAGCCTTCCAAGCTCATGCTGACAGTTCGATTCTGTTACCCCGCTCCATTTTTAACAAAGGATATATATGAATCGCTTACTCCAAGGCCGAAGTTATCGCGAGATAGAGAAGTAGTATCTCGCTGGACTCACAACCCAAAGCTGAATAATAAGGAATACACAATGAGTTGGATAACCGCAGAAATTTCAATGAAGCTTTCTAAATTTTTCAATGAGCTAATGATGACTCAGATGCAAGATTTTTCCCGAGCCACGCATACATTTCATTATGCATTGATGACGCAGGATCTAGATGGCGATATGGTGGAGTTTGGATGCTTTCAAGGACATACTGCACGTATACTTTCATGCATGTTACAAAATAAAAAAATGTATGTATACGACAGTTTTCAAGGATCGCCAACAAACGATGAAAATATGGTAGCTGGGTTAGGTGAAACCAGTTTTGAATCGTTTAAAAATACGTTTGAAAATGAAAATTTACCGTTACCAATTGTTCATCAAGGGTGGTTTTCGGATCTTGGACCAGAACAATTGCCGGAACAAATTTGTTTTGCACACCTCGACGCTAATCTCTACATTAGCACAATTCATCCATTGAAACTGATTTATGATCGGGTAGTACCAGGAGGAGTAATCATAATCGATGATTGTCCTTCTAAATACTGCCCCGGAGTCCAGCGTGCCTGCGAAGAATTTTTTGCCGATAAAATAGAAGAACCATTTATAGTTAACGGAATACCTGGTTATGTCGATGCTCCACTTAAAACCGTGATTATAAAAAAATAATCGAATTGATTACTGGGTTACACCCTTTCCGGGGCACCAGTTTTAAAAATTAGTGCTTGACTAGTGCTATTTTTTAGTGTATAATATAATTTTACAACAGGAACAAATATGAATCGCTTACTCCAAAGCCGCGGCACTGAAATTGACACAGACCTCTGTGTAAAAAATGCAGGGGAAAATAGGTATATGTTGGTTATTTTGGCCGCAGCCCGTGCAAGGGAAATTGCTCGTCAGCATCGTGCCAGTGAAAATCCTGTACATATCTATCCTGTGGTCAAGGCCTTGATGGAATTCCAAACAGGCGAAATCAGCATTGATGCGGCAACAAAAATTATGTAAGCAAAATCTCCGTGTGGCGTAATCTGGCAGCGTACCTGGTTTGGGACCAGGCGGTCAAGGTTCAAATCCTTGCATGGAGACCAAGAAAGGAAATATTATGGATATAGATCAAGCAAGTAATTTTTTGGCATGTACTATTTTGCTAGGCGCAGGTATCACAGTTGTTATTGCATTTGTTTTATTGATAAACAATCTGTGCCACCGTTATTGGAAATCGTTTTCATTGCCAGAGATTTTGAACCCTATGGCTCCACGTAGATTTGCAGAGCCGCACGAGTTACCTGCAGAAAAGATTGCTCCGATATTGGACAAAGAAAAAAATTAGGAAGACGGGCAGGACGGTAATGCAGCAGATTGCTAATCTGTAGAGTGTAGTAATACGCTCATAGGGTTCGACTCCCTAGTCTTCCACCAAATTGCGAGAGTGGTGGAATGGTATACACAGCAGATTTAAAATCTGCCGCCCGGTAGGGCATGCGGGTTCGACTCCCGCCACTCGCACCAACGAAAGTCTCAAATGAGAAAATTTAACATTGAAGAAGTAAAAACTTTTATCAATGCACAAACACCAGAAACTCGTATCTACATTGGTGTTGATTCAGAAAGAATCAAAATCAATCGAGTTTGGTACGCAGACTATACTGCGGCTATCGTGGTACATATTGATGGCAAACATGGATGCAAGTTGTTTGGTGAAGTCACAAGAGAACGCGATTACGATCAACGTGCCAATCGTCCCAACACTCGCCTTATGACCGAGGTATATAAAGTAAGTGAGTTGTATTTGAAACTAGCAGATGTTCTAGAAGATCGACTGGTTGAAGTACATTTAGATATTAATCCCGACAATCATCATGCAAGTAGTAATGTAGTAAGTCAGGCCATTGGATATATCCGTGGCACCTGTAATGTGATTCCATTGGTCAAACCCGACGCTTTTGCAGCCACCTATGCCGCAGATCGACTAAGAGGATTACGTATAGCAAATGGGTAGTTGACATAAAATGGTAGTTGTAGCATAATTATAAAAAGGAGCAAAAAATGCCATCAGTTTTTCTTTATTCAGATCCTCATTTTGGGCATCACGGAGTTTGTAAGTTTATGCGTAACGACGGGGTTACCAAGTTACGGCCATGGGATAATGCAGAAGAAATGGACGAACATCTCGTCAAAGTATATAACGAGCGTGTTAAGCCAAACGACAAAATATATTTTTTAGGCGATGTTGTGATCAACAGAAAAGCATTAAAGATAATGCACAGGTTAAACGGAGATAAAGTGTTGATCCGCGGCAATCACGATATCTTTCGCGACAATGAATACCGCGAGCATTTTCGCGAGTTGCGGGCCTATCATGTGATGAATGGAATGATATTGAGTCATATCCCTGTCCACGAAGCAAGTATTAGTAGGTTTGGTTGTAATATACACGGACACTTACACGCCAACAGAGTTATGAAGGCAAGAGGTGTTGATACCCGAACTGGTGAAATCTTATACAGCGATGAGATTGATCCAAGGTACTACAATGTATCAGTCGAACAGACTGACTTTGCACCTATCCTTTTTGAGGATGTCTTAAAGAGGATTACGGAACAAGGTGGTAGCGTTGGGTTTAAAAACGGCAACGGCCCCGCAATGTAAAAAGCTACAGGTTTAGTCTTATTCCAAAGATTAAACTGTAGCGATCTTCGCTACTAGAATTTTTTCCTGTGTGCCAACTGTTGTTTGTGTTGGCTGCAATGTATCCTGCGCCAGGACCAGTTGGTATGCGCATGGGATTGTCGCAGTCAAACGTAGTATAAAATGTAGTGCTTCTATCTGGATCGTCTAAGGGTATAAAATATATCATTCCTTGTACCACATGCATGCGATCGTCTGTGTGAATTCTGATACTATACCCAGGTCGATCAAGGGTATAAACGCCGTAGATAAATGTTTGATCCATCATGCGTTGTTGACTCAATCCCCAATATCCCGGAAACAATGATTCTTGATACAAAGTTGATATAATTTGATTTTTAAAATCATTATTTTGTATACAATCTTGTATGGCGATCAATCTTGAGTCGATTGGATGAGTCAATCTATACCTTGTTTCAAAATCATTTTGAGCATAACCAGCATGATCTGGTTGCCATGTTTCCTGTTGCAATGCATACAAAATTGTGGCATTTGAGTAGGACAAATCAAATTGGAATGTGTAGATGTAATCTCGTTGTTTTTTGAACACAGCTTGCATATGCCCATATTTATTGATGATTTTAAGTTGACTGATAATACCTGTTTTGCTATAATAGAGCTATAGTAAGAAAAAAGGAGTTTATTGTTGCAAAAAAACAACATACATGTAGTTGACACAAAAAGACACGTTTGCTACAATACATACATAAACAAATTTTCAACCGTAACTTAAAGGAACACAGCCCATGTCAGATACCCGCACAATTACGTCAGTTCAAGCTCGTCGTAGTTTACTGAAAGCATTCAAACATCAACGTCCACTATTTCTATGGGGTCCTCCCGGAATTGGCAAATCAGAATTGGTAGCAGATATTACTGCCGAACTTGGCGGCTACATGATTGATCTGCGTTTGGGGCAAATGGAGCCCACAGACATTCGCGGTATTCCTTTCTACAACAAAGACTCTGGCAAAATGGACTGGGCCGAACCAGTGGATTTGCCCTCAGAAGAGTTAGCAAGCCAATATCCTGTGGTAGTTCTTTTCTTAGATGAAATGAATAGTGCCGCACCCAGCGTTCAATCTGCGGCGTATCAATTGATACTAAATCGTCGTGTAGGCAAATATGTATTGCCCAAAAATGTTGTTATGGTTGCCGCAGGCAATCGTGAAAGCGATAAAGGGGTCACATATCGCATGCCAACACCATTGGCAAATCGTTTCATCCATCAAGAGATGAAAGTAGACTTCTCAAGTTGGCAAGAGTGGGCAGTTAACCACAAAATTCACAAGGATGTGGTAGGTTATATTGGTTTTGCTAAAAACGACTTGTATGACTTTGATGCTAAATCAGCTAGTCGTGCCTTTGCTACTCCACGCTCTTGGAGTTTTGTCAGCCAAATTTTGGATGATACAGACAGTGATGACGACACCACAATGAACCTGATTGCAGGCACCGTGGGCGAAGGTCTTGCAGTCAAGTTCATGGCACACCGCAAGGTAGCAAGCCGTATGCCCAAACCCGAAGAGATCTTGTCAGGCAAGGTAACTACTTTGGATGTCAAAGAAGTTTCGGCCATGTACAGTTTAGTGATCAGTATGTGCTATGAGCTCAAAGATGCTATCACAGAAAAGAAAGTAGATGACAAGAAGTTCCACGAAATGGCAGATAACTTCTTTGGCTACATGATGACTAACTTTGAAACAGAGTTGGTTGTTATGGGTGCAAGAATTGCATTGACCACATATAACTTGCCATTCCAGCCTACCAAGCTCAAGAACTTTGACAAGTTCCATACCAAATACGGCAAATACATTTTGCAGGCAAGTGCCTAAACTGTCTAGGAGGGTGGTGTAAATAAAACACAGGGCTGTGTTCGCACTGCCCTCCTTCTCTTTGTTAGGAATAATCGTGCAATACAAAATAATCCGACTTGATGGTAGATACAATTATCGTACTCGATTTCGACATTTGATTACATTTACCAAAATGCCCGGTCACTCGGCCATATTAGAATTTGATCGATGCCGCAGATGGTTCAATGATACCTACGGTTGGAGTCAAGATGTAGAAATGCAAACTCCAATGGCCAAGGCTCAAAAGTCTCATCCAGAAATCGGCGATGTTGAAATCAATCGCCACTGGGCATATAACATAAAATACAACGACTATAGAATCTATGTTGCTGACGATCAGATTTTAACCATGTTCCAATTACGATGGGCATAGTATGTCACCAACCAAGATAAAATGGCATCGACTGCCAGGTTACAAGCTCAAAGCCACATGGGAGCCCGGTCCAAGAATAGTAGGATTAAAAGAGAGTGATATGGATCCCATACACGATTGGAGCAAAAAAACCAGGTGTGGGGTTAGAGTGAGTTTTGACATGTGGCAGTTTCGAACGCCTGAAGATATGACCATGTTTTTGTTGAAATGGTCATGACCGCAGATCAGTTGATTAAGAGGCACTTGTCAAAAATAACAAAAGCCAAGGCAAAAGAGATGCAATATGAATAGTAAAAAAAAATTAAAAATTGTATTTCCAGGAGGTACCGGAGGAAATTGGTTGCGTCATTTAATTTATTGTTTGGAAACAAATTATACTAAAATAGATAAACAAACTGCAGGTAGTCATTTTCACGGCCATAGTCCATCAACATCTATACATATCGGCCATTGGTCAGAAGGGTATCCGAATTGTGCAATATTTTCTACTAAATATTATTTTAATATATCTCTCAATAATGTGTTCAAAACTGATCAGAAAAAGGACCCTAATTTATTTAATAACGTATCACAATCCACATCGTATAAACTATCTAGTACGCAATGGAAAAATGATTATGTAGATCGAATCGACCTATATTATGAATTATTATTTACAGATCCTAATTTATTTTTAGATAAATTATTTTCTATACTTGATAGTAACGAAATACAATATCATAAAAACAAACAGATTGCGTTACAACACGTTGAAAATTTTAAAAATTCTTGTGTAAATGTGCTAGATCATTATGACAACTTTGACAGCATATTTTGGTTAGGATGGTGTAGTGGAATATTACATGCGGAAAAAATCCCGGCAGACATTGATTATAATAATATTAATCTAGAATTAATAGCCGAAAAATTTAAAGTAAGAAGAAAGTTTTTTTGTGAATATAGCAAACCCTTTATACTATTTGTATGAGTGTTGACATGTGGAGATTTCGAATACCAGAAGAAATGACCATGTTTTTGTTGAAATGGTCATGACCGCAGATCAGTTGACCATAGGACAGACTGCCGTCATAGTGGCCTGCAACGATCAACACATGCAAGACATTGGATTTATACCCAATGAACTGCTAAAGATACTGGCTGTTGTGCCACTAAACGGGCCTAAAGCAGTTAGAATTGGGCAGAGTACATTTGCAGTTCACAATGAAGAACTAGCCACAGTGGAGGTCAGAATTGAAGAATAACATATCAGGGTGGCATGTGGCCAATGTGGTATCACCAGTGTACCATGGCAAATCGTACCAAGGATGGCACCCCTGCATGATATGGTGTAGGGAAACATTTGACGGAGATTTCGGATCCTATTCATCCGGACCAGGATGGCGGTTTATGGGAGAAGGCGTGTTTGAATTTAAGAATGAGCAGGATAGAACTTTGTTTTTACTAAAGTGGTCATGAGCAATAACCATCATTATGATACTTACGAAAAAAGACTGGACACTGTTTTGGGCGCCGAAGCTCAAGACTGGGCCAGGGTCCGACGAGCACGAGAAGAGTTTGATGAAGAATTTCAGGCAGTTCCAGACATTGCAGAAGATGACAAGCATTTTGTATCTTGGTTGGCCTGGACCTATGGTATACAATTAACCATGGCACCCAATCATGGTATAGAAAGCAATTTTAAAATTATAGATGCACAGAAATATACTGTATTTTTATTGAAATACAGTTGATTGACAACTAATTGAATTTCTAGTATAATTACTGTATTGTCTTGCTGGTGTAATGGCAGCACGTGGGTCTCCAAAACCCTTGGTCGGAGTTCGAGTCTCTGGTGGGACGCCAATTATTTTATGATGCCATGTCCGAGCGGTTAGGTGGAAGTCTGCAAAACTTTCTAGGATGGTTCGACTCCATCTGGCATTTCCAAATATAGTTGATTAAATTTTTTGATTATATCTTTAAGTTCATCTAATGTAATAGATGATGTTTTGTGTTTATTTTGATTTTTTCTATGAGGCACTATTTCGCAATTAGCAGGATGTGATATTATTTTAGGATCGATATTATTTTTATATCCATCTGATACTGAATAGAGGTGATCTCTTGAACAACCAGATAAATTATTACCCCTGTTAGAAGCCGAATACCAACCATATGCATTTATTAAATCCGATGCATACGCAAACCATTCAAGATAAGTGTTAATACCAAATGTAAATCTACATTGATAAGAATATAATTTTTTAGTCGATATAGTTGATGGATGTATTGTTTTAACTGTTGGTGAGTACCATTGTTTTCCTGTAAATTTGCAGATACATAAGTATATAACAGTGTGCGGCCCGTCAGCATTTGGAATACTATTAGTTCTTACCTTTCTTTTTAATTTAGGTGCTTTTGGTTTGGGGATTGGCCCAGTTTTGATATTAGCCCAATCTTTTCTAGAGTTATTAAAAGTAGCCGCACAAGATCGGCTACAAAAGATATTGCTTTTTCGTTGAGAATATTGTATAATTAAATTGCAATTTTTACAAACTTTTGGATCTAATAAATATTTTTCTAAAGTCTTTTGACGTTTAATTTTATTATTAAATTTGCTACTACAAGGTATAGAGCAAAATTTACCATAAGTTCCAGGAGTTAGTGTGAATAATGAGGTGCAATGTTGACAGGCGTTCATACTATTATTTATGTTCAAAACGAAATATTATAAAATTCGAATCTCACCCTCACTTCCATGCAGGGCCGTTAGCTCATTTGGTTAGAGCAGAGGACTCATAATCCTTTGGTGCGGTGTTCGAATCACCGACGGCCCACCATTTAAAAATATAAATAGCCCATGAAACACAATTATGGATCCGTGACATTTTACATTACAAATGTTTGTAATTTGAATTGCGAGCATTGCAGTTATTTGAATAACTATCCTGTAAAAGGCCATCAACGATGGATTGACAACAAAGATAGTTGTATTGCCTGGTCTAAAAAAATTGATCCAGCAGTGATAACGATACTAGGCGGTGAACCCATGGTTAATCCTGACTTTTTATCTTGGGTCACAGGATTGGCAGAAATCTGGCCCAATACCGAAATACGAATCAATACTAATGGTACGTGCTTTGACCGGTGGCCGGATCTGTATGACATTTGTAAATCATCACAAGGTCGAATAAACATATCAATCAGCGGGCATAATGAATATACAAAAACCAAGGAAATTGATACGATTAAAAATTTCCTACAAGGAAAAGTTACAATACAAAAAAACGATTCCAAGATTTTTAGAAAATGGATTTGGAATAAGATCTATAATCGTATAAAAGATACAACATGGCCAGATGTTCTTTCAATTGACGATTACAACAACTTGCCCGACCATATACTCAAAGAAGTCAACGAAGTTCATCATGTCTACATCAATGATTACATTATGAATGACGAACCAACCAAAGATTATGAGGTATATGTTGATGAAAACGATGTAAGAGTAGGATGGGCAAGATGGGATGAATTTGACACTTCAGCTGTAAAATTTGATTCAACAACACAGGTGTTAAACTTGCATGACAGCAATCCCGAGAAAGCAGTATCTATATGCCACGGTGGACACTGTTCTTATATCAAGGATGGTAAATGGTATAAGTGCCAGGTGATGGGCATATTACCCGACATGTTTAAACAAAATTTTCCATTTAACATAAGTCCAGAAGACAAAGAATTAATCTTATCTTATCAACCAGCATTGCCTTCTTGGGATTTTCAACAGCTTGAAACATTTTTTGAAGGACTATCGAAACGCAAGGCCATACCTCAATGTAAATTTTGTCCCGAATACAAAGAAAGTAACAAAATCCATGCGGACACCAAAAAAATTAAAATAATACCATTGGGGCGGGTAGTTTAGTGTCCTAGAGCAGCGGTCTCATAAACCGTTGATTGTGGGTTAGAATCCCACTCCGCCCACCATTTTAGGAAATACATGACAAATTTTTGGGAATATTTTAACACTGTGGCTGAACCGCAGTTGTCGCGTAGGAAAAATACATTTAAAAAAATGTTTGAGTATCTTGATCAATATTCAGGACCTGTTGTGATTGTAGAAACTGGATGCACAAGACAACCAGGCAATTGGGCAGGTGATGGGCAAAGCACAGTGCTATTTGATCAATATGTATCGTTTAGAAAAGACGGATCTCAAGTACACTCAGTTGATATAGATCCAGAAGCAGTGAGAATTTGCAAAACGCTGGTCAGTGACAATGTATCGGTCAATGTTGGTGACAGTGTTGCGTATCTTTATAAATTTGCAAGATCACATACTCATGTGAATTTGTTTTACTTGGACAGTTTTGATGTGAACTGGGAATATTGGTTTCCATCAGCCGCACATCATCTCAAAGAGCTTGTGGCAATTCAACCAATTTTAAAATCAAACACATTGGTAGTAGTTGATGATTGTATGCTTGCTGGAAATTTAGTACCAGATGCACAAGGCAATTTTCAAGCAGTCGGGCCGCTCCGAGTTGGCGGAAAAGGCAGACTGGTAGCAGAGTATGCCAACCAAATTGGTGCAGCGCCAATGTTTTCGGAGTACCAAGCAGGATGGACCGGATTCTAAGAAAAACAAAACTATAAATAAAATTATGCATCATCTTTCATTTGCTGATTTTTATATCACCAACGTTTGTAATTTAAATTGCGAAAACTGCAACAGATATAATAACTTTGCATTTTCAGGGCACCAACGTTGGGACAAATATGTCGATTTATATACCGAATGGGCCAAAATAATCAATATAGAAATGATAGGCATTCTTGGAGGAGAACCTTTATTAAATCCAGATTTTATCAAATGGCTTGAGGGAATTTCTAAATTATGGCCTCATAGTTTTATTAGAATATCAACAAACGGAACTCAGCTACTACGTTGGCCAGAACTTTATGATATTTTAAAAAAATCAGAAGGTAGAATTTATCTCGAAGTTAATCATCACGGCATTGATCTCGAAGATCAAATTGAGAAAAATATAAGATTGTTTTTAAAAGGTGATCTAACAACTTCTTTTACAACTAACTGGCAATGGCGTCGAAGATTGAAAGAACAGTGGGATAGTGTTAAAGACAACAGTTGGCCTGATTTTGACGATCCTGAAGAATTTGATAGTTTGCCCCAATATATTCAAGAAGAATTTCAGCGGCGTTGCCCTGATTTTGATCAAACAACTTTTAAAGAAACACATGGTAATAAACATTGCAGCCCTGCGGTCGGAGTTAACCCAACCGCATTCCAAGACAGCAATGGTGTAATAATAGAAACGCAACATTCTACTAATTTTATAAATGGTGCAGTTATATTTGATTACAACTCTAAAAAATTATCATTGCATAATAGTGTGCCGCAAGAAGCAATGGATGTTTGTAGTTTTAGAAATTGTCATGGATTCAGTCGAGGTAAATTGTATAAATGCGGTCCTACATATGTACTACCAGAATTTATTCAACAGTTTCCTGTAGAAATATCTAACGAGGACCGACAGTTATTGACTTCGTACAATGCAGCAACTCCAAATTGGAGCAATGATAAAATAAGTACTTTTTTACAAGGACTCAAAAATGGTGACGCTATTCCACAATGTAAATTTTGTCCGTCAACAAAAGTGTTTAAACCCATTAATTCTAACTACAAAAAAATTAAAATCCTTAAAAACACTAGGTATTAGCCCTGAGATAAACGGTTGACCATTAAATCCATATATGTTATAATTATACTATAAACAAAAAGGAACGTTATGAGCGCAACAACAACAGAAAACAAAGACGCCAGTAAATTTGCTGATTTGCTCGGCCCAACTGTGGCATCCGAAGACAGAGATGCCAGAGAGAAACTGATCACTGCTAGAGTTGGACTGTTACTCAAGGCCAGTTTCTTTGGCAATTTGGCCACACGTCTCAAATTGACCAATGCTGACGAATGGTGTGGCACTGCTGCCACAGACGGCAGAAACTTCTANTACAATAGTCGNTTTATNANAATGCTCAAGCCCAAAGAAGTTGAATTCTTGTTTGGACATGAAGTGTTGCATTGTGTTTATGACCACTTTGGACGTAGAGGCGACAGACATCCTCAACTGTACAACATTGCCAGCGATTATTGTGTAAACGCGGATTTGAAAAAACATCGTGTGGGCGAGTTTATAACTAGTGTGCCTTGCCTGTATGACGAGAAGTACGAAGGCATGAGCTCAGAAGAGATCTATGACATCTTGTATGAAAACGCAGAAAAGATTGACATCGGCAGTTTGGTTGACAAAATGATCGATGATCACATGGATGGTGAAGGTGATGGCGGCGGAGGTGATGGCGATGATGAAGGCAACGGCCGGCCTAGACTGACCGAAGAAGAAAAGCAGGCCATACGTGATGAGATCAAAGAAGCAGTACTAGCGGCTGCCTCAGCAGAAGCCAACGGCGCCGGCAACATTCCTGCAGGTGTGCGTAAAATTATTGAAAATCTTACTGCACCCAAAATGAACTGGCGAGAACTGTTGCGTATGCAATTAGAAAGCACTATCAAATCTGACTACACTTGGATGCGAGCCAGTCGCAAAGGCTGGCACATGGATGCTGTCATGCCCGGTCGCAAGCCCGACGAGCTGGTAGACATTGCTATCATGATTGACGCTTCGGGCTCAATTGATGGTGAAATGTTGCGAGACTTTTTGAGCGAAACTGCTGGCATCATGGAACAGTTCAACAGTTATAAAATACACGTGGCAACATTTGATACTCAAGTGTATAACCCGCAACAATTTGACAGTGAGAACTTGGACAGTATTGCTGACTATGAAGTAGATGGCGGTGGCGGCACAGACTTTGATTGTATGTATGAATATTTGAAAGAAGCAGACATTCAACCCAAGCGGCTGGTGGTATTCACAGATGGTTTTCCATTCGGATCATGGGGCGATGAGAACTATGCAGACACTGTTTGGGTGTTGCATGGCACCACCACAATTGTTCCACCCTGGGGACAATATGCTTACTACGAGGAAGAAAAGTGAGAACTGTAGTAGAGTGCTTGGTCATAGTGGCCATGTTTGAGCTACTTTACTTTAATCTTACTTCTATTCCCAAACAAGACTATCAAAACAATAATCCTTATGTTCGCAGTTGGGTAAGAAAATGAACGAACGAATTCGAGAACTTGTTAGAGAATCCAACTTGGATATGTATGGGCTAGGCAAGGAAAGACATAGATGGGAATACACTGTAGAAAAGTTCGCCGACTTGATTGTGGCTGAATGTGTTGAACAATCTATGTCAATTGGTAGATACAATACGCCAAGTGGTATTACTCCAGATTTGTCTATTGCTATTGCTGTAGGATTAAAAAAACATTTCGGAGTTGAAGAATGAACGAACTGACAATTATTGAGGCACTTGGGATTATTCGTAAACGAGCACAATGGATGCGCCAAGAAGGTGAATCAGATATGAGATCAATCATTTATCTGGTTGATGGTCTTATGGCAGATATTACCAAAGGTAAATCTAGAGAAGAAATCTTGAGTGATTTTGAAGAAGAGGAAGAAGCGGATGAAGAATGAACGAACGAATTAAACTACTTGCTGAACAGGCTGAGCAATATGCTGACGATACATTTAATTCAGATCCTGCAAAATATGACACGCCAGAACAAGAGAAAGTTTGGTGTGAGATGATGCAGGAAAAGTTCGCCGAGTTGATTGTTCGGGAATGTATGGCGTGTTCTACTTGGGTTGGTTCTATAATAGAACCAGTACACACCGCTCACGCTATTAATCAATGTATTAAGAAACATTTCGGAGTTGAAGAATGATTACAGAAGAACTACAAAAATACATCAACATGGTTAATAAAGAGTGGGAGAATGACCAGTTATTTGAAATGGCTCGTGTTGGGCAAAAGCATCATGGCATTGAAAATGTAGTTATCTGGGTCGGGTCTGCTAATCCGCAACACGGTCTTAGAGTGAAAGTATCAAATATACCAAACAAGATGCAAATGGAAGATAGCTTTGTTATTCAAATGCCAAGTCTGGATTACGATCCATCGCAAGTTGCCGTCTGGATTACGCCAAAAATAATGAAACAAATTTTAGAGTGGATCGCACTGAATCAAAAACTACTGTATGATTATGAAAATGGTGACATTGAGGACACTGAATATTTTCTAAACAACCTTTCAAAGATATAATATGAACGAACGAATTCGACTACTTGCTGAACAGGCTGGCTGGGACAATCATCACTCAAAATTTGATACTAGGATTGAAAAGTTTGCCGAGTTGATTGTGCGAGAATGTTTAAACCAATGTTATAATCGTGGTATGGATGATGAACTGTATACCGGGCAACTAAAGGCCGCGACCTATATTGAAGAACATTTTGGCATAAATACTAGGACATAGGAAAGAAAGTATATGACAAACAAATCTATTCGTGATTACATCAACTTAATAGAATCTGTCCAGCAAGAAGGTGTGGCGGAAGGCTTTGGATTGAGAGGCACTGGCAATCCAGGTATGCCAACTCCATATGACCAAGGACGAGCAGATGCCAAAAAAGGTCGTCCATATGACAATCCATATGACCAGCCAGGTGAAGAACAAGAACATAGAAACTATCGTAAAGGCTATGAGCAGGGTAAACAGCAAGGTGTGGCGGAAGGCTCGGGCGAATCTTATATCATCGTAAGAACAGATGCTGAGGGCAAGAAGGATGTGTTTGCTGGTAACTTCGACACGTATGAACAAGCACAAAAAGAATTAGATGCGTGTTTGGCACACCCATTACATACCAAGTACAAGCAAAAGTTTGAAATCAAAAGAAAAGGTGGAGAGCAAGGTGTGGCGGAAGGCTCGACAGATTTGGTTCAGATTGAATACTGGCAACAGGAAACAATGGAGTCAGGTAGATGGGTCAAAACAAAACCCATTCCTCGTGCTACAGCAGAAAAAATAGTAAATTCTTTTGAGCGTGGTGAGATAGTTGATGTTGAGCAAGGTGTGGCGGAGGAACAACTTGAAGAAACCAGCCCAGAAGCAATAGCCAAAATCAATCAAATAACTCGTAAGTAAAAAGTATTACATTTAAGCCCGATCTTTTCGGGCTTTTTTTGTGGCTAAAAACTTGACAAATAATGATTTTGGTTGTATAATATACACATAGAGCAACAAACAGGAGTTGAAGAAAAGTAATACTTTTTGCTGACTTGACACAAAATCCATTTGGTTGTATAATATACACATAGACAGCAACAAACAGGAGTTGAAAAATGAACGAACAAATTGAAGATAAAGTATCTTACATCATACCCATTGTCTGTATTGTGGCAATTCTTGTTTTGACTTTTATGATGGTGATATCAAAATGAACAACCGAATTAAAGAACTTGCTGTACAGGCTATGACTGCTACTACTAACAAGTTTAGTGCAGACCGTGAGTGGAGTGCGGATGAATGGCGTGATTTTTATGATACAAAGTTCGCCGAGTTGATTGTTAGGGAATGTATGCAAGTTGCCAGTCCAAATTATATGAGCACGCCAGAAGATAGTGTTTATTATGTTGAACAGGCTATTAACAGGATAGCAGAACATTTCGGAGTTGAAGAATGAACAAACAACTAACATATCAAGAATGGCTTGACAAATACGGCAGTAAGTTGAAAGACAACCAATTTGAAACTGCTCAGGATATGGTTAAAGATTTTCAAAAATTACACGGACTATCTTTACAAAACGAAATTGATAAAATAAACCAATCAGAATATCAGTTATACCTAGAACGGTTTGACGCAGGAGTTGAAGAATGAACGAACGA